AGCGATAGATCAAGCTGGGAACGTTTTTTGTTCTGAGCTATTCAATACAATACTTATAACTAACAAAGCAGTAGTTAAGTTTGGGGACCCAGATAGAACTATATCCGCAGTGTTAGGATATGCCCAATACTTTAATAGGGCAACTAAACTGGGGAATAGTCTAATAATAATACTAGATACTATAGACCCTAATCACTGCTATAACGCTATGGTAAAAGATACAAGATGGAAAAGAAAAAAATAAGGGATACTAAACTTGGGGAGTGGTTAAGAGACAAAGCCCCAAACATATTAGATACTGTTGGGGATCTACTTCCTGACCAAGGAGCACTAGGATTAGTAAAAAATCTACTAGACAAAGAGCCAGGTATATCCCCAGAAGAAGCTAAGGCTAGAGTAGATGCTGAAATAGCTTTCCAAGATAACGTAACTAGACGTTGGGAAGCAGATATGAGCAGCGATGTCAAAATAGCTAAGGTTATTAGACCAGCTACTATGATAGTGCTTATGGTATTTTTTATGGTGGTCATGGTTTGGGATGGGATGGATGAATCGTTTATGCCTAGAGATAGCTACATATCATTACTTGAAATATTAATGCTAACTGTCTTTGGGGCATACTTTGCTGGGAGAACAGTAGAAAAAATAAAGAAATGAGGTTAGCTATTGTACTCCTCATCTTAATTCCTAATATTCTATTTGGGCAGCAAGATTCATGTATAGTATTTGGGGGGGATAATATCCCACAAGTACAGCTAATGGGATTCCCCACTATAAACTGGGAGACTATTCACTATGTAGTACATGTACATCATACGGACAGTTTCCCAAATAGCTACATCTCAGAAGAGATAATATGGGATTCCAATGAGCATCTTAACGAGGAATTTGAGGAGGCACTACTAGCTTTTGAACTAGTGGACATTATATACCACGACTTTGACGAATGGCCTACAGCCCCACAACTGCTGCAGCCAACCTATACATGTGTACCATATAGTGGGTTTGGGTGGTACCAAATCAACGACTACATAACTCCTTTAGTTTGGGATAGAACACAGTACATGAACGTACACATATTCCCACAATTCTGTGAAGGAATACTTGGGTTTGCATGGACATCTTATACTGCTGCTACAGACATGGATGGGGTGTGGGTAAGGAGTAATGTATTTGGGAGATTTGGGGATCAGCTTACTATGCCTACACGCATGGAGAACAAAACATTAATACATGAAGTTGGGCATTATGTTAGTCTGCACCATGTGTTTAGAGATATAGAATTTTGTGGTCAGAACCTTGGGGATTGTTTAGAAACTGGGGACTTCGTATGCGACACCCCACCCACTAAACTGAACTGGAGCTGTGAGAACCCAATATGCCCTCCTGGTTTGTATAACTACACCCCTAATAACCACATGGATTACTACGTGGATTCATGCAGGACAAACTTTACTGAAGGACAGATAGAACGAATGCATGCTGCTCTCCCAATACTAAGACCAGGAATTACTGACCCTCCTGATGAACCTGAAGACCCTATTTGCTATGGGGATATAAGCGGGGACTTTGTTGTAGGGATGAATGATATTTCTTTGGTTCTTGCACATTGGGGGGAAATAGACTGGGAGCAGGGAGATGTAAATGGGGATGGTTATTTTACAGTTACGGACTTCCAACTCATACTCTCTTATTACGGAACAGTTTGCCCACAAGCAGAACAAGATCCATTCTATAGAGAAGAAACAGAGCTAATAAGAACAGAATCAATAAAATCATTATTAGATTTGTTAAACCAACACAACATACGATGAGAAAAATACAGACAGTTACTATTGAAAAGAACAAAGTTTCTAGACCAGGAGTGCATGCTAAAACTAAGACTAGCAAGAATAAGAGGTCTAAGAACTATAAAAAGTCTTATAAAGGACAGGGAAGATGAGAGACATACGACGAATAATAATACACTGCTCAGCTACCCCTCCAGATATGGATATTGGGGCTAAAGAGATTAGGGAGTGGCATATGAAAGGAAATGGGTGGAGAGATATTGGGTACCATTATGTAATACGACTCAATGGGGAGATAGAATCAGGGAGAAGTATTGATGAAGTTGGGGCACACACTAAAGGTCATAATGCAGACTCTATTGGGATATGCTACATAGGAGGAGTTGGGAAAAATAATAAACCCAAAGACACTATGTACAAGTGCCAAGAGGATTCAATGAGAGAACTAATATTCTCCCTAAGAGTAGTAGCAGATGAAGAATTAACTCTCCATGGACACAATGAATTCTCTGATAAAGCATGCCCTAGCTTTAAAGTAAGTAAAAAATTTAAGGATATACTATAATCTTTTATATATTTGCTCAAAGCCAAAGTAATGAGCAAATTAAATTTTAATCCAACAAGGGATTGGATAGTACTCCCATTTCAACAAAGGGATACAACAGATTCAGGTATTATGTTAGCAGGAGGGGCTGAGAAGTCTATGAAGTCTAACATCTTAAAAGTAGTAGCTGCAGGTCCTGAATGTAAAGCTATTAAAGTTGGGGATACAGTTATGGTACACCCAACTAGTGAAGGACTCATCATAGACTTAGATGAGGGAAAGTTCGTAATGGTTAATGAATTTATGATCTGCGGAGTAATCCCGTCATGAATGGGTCAGTAACCATATCTATAAAAGACTTTGATGAACTAAGAAAGTCATCAGAGGATACAGCAAAACTCAGAGAGAGGTTACTTAGAGCTACAAAAGAGCTAGAGGTATTCCTCTCTTTTTTGTGTACTAGAGAGCACATTGAAGAGTTTGTAACTGAGTATAATTCCCAGTCTACTACGAGTAGAATAATCATAGAAGATGGGAGAGCAAAAATCAAACTAAATGAGAAAAATTAGTATTAAAGCAGATAGTACATTTAGGTACCTACAGGTATTTAATGGGATTCTAGAGCTTACAGATAAAGAGCTGCAAATTCTATCCAAGCTAGTAGATCTTGGGGAGGAGCATAATATATGCTCAGCTGAATCTAAAAAATTAGTAGCATCTGATTTAAATATAGAAGACTACCACACCCTAAATAACTACGTAAAAAGACTTAAGGATAAGGGGGCAATAGTTAAATCTAAATCAGGATATACTCTGTCCCCACTGCTGAAGCTTGATAATAAGACAGTTATTGAAATACAGTACGTATGAAACCAACCCTTAAACAGATGATTCAAAACTTCAAGGATGAGGTTATTGAATATGCTAAACACGGAGCCCCACATGTTACTGAATCTCAATACAAAAAGAGACTTGAAACCTGTCACTCATGTGAGCACTTAGAAGACATTAGGTGTGGACTATGTGGATGTGTAGTCAAAGAAAAGTCTAAGTGGGAGACAGCTGATTGTCCAGACGGTAGATGGGACAAAGTTATTGTTGGGGGTAGAGGGAAAAAGATAAAACTACATGGACGAGAAAACAGTAATCCAGATACTGGCGAGTGAATACAACCTCCCAATATCTAAAGTCGAAGAGATAGTTTACTATCAATTTAAGTACACAGCTGAAATAATACGAGAAGGTAAATTTGAATCAGTGAGACTCCCGTATCTAGGTAAGTTTCACGTTAGAAAAGGAAGACTATATCACTTAAATGAAAAATCTGATAGAAGCATCGGGGAATAAAATAATCCCATCCCCATACATAAAAGCTATAGATGAGTTTAAAGGATTAAGTGCTGAAGAGTTATCAGCAGTATATTTCTTTTCAGACCATAGATCCCCATACGCATCGTATAGTGATGAGACTAGATGGGAAGCTATATCCTCTAGTATGAAGGTTAAACTATCCCCAAAAATTAAAGGGGCCATAGATAAGTACAGAGAACTCTCAGAAACCTCTGCAATAAAACTATTAAGAGCAGCTAGGTCTAGTGTAAATAAGTTAGAGAACTATTTTGATGAGGTTGACTTAACAGCTCTTGATGATCATGGGAAGCCTATATACCAGGCTAAAGACTTAATAACCAACCTATCTAATATGGGGAAAGTCATAAATGGGTTGGAAGATTTAGAAGAGACTGTAAAAAGACAGCAGCAAAAAGACAACCCTAACCGTGGTGGGGTAGTCACTAATAAATATTCTCAGTAATGTTTAAAGACTCTCATTTATTTTCCCCAGCAGCTAATCACTTTCTGGAGCATGGCTTCTATATAGATGCTCTCCCAGGAACTGTAGAGTTCTATGATTTCTGGGATAAAGAAAGAGAGAGATGCATAACTGGGTATACAGTTAACGATAAAACTATAACTGGGTATCACTACTTCTACTTAAACTACTGTCCAATAGATAGAGTTATAGATGAAGAGCTCCCTGATGGGACTACTATAGCCAGAAGAGATCGAACATTCCCAGCATTCTATGATGGGGACTATGATTACTTCCACGCTATAGACAGGGCTAGAAAAGAGAATAAGCACATGATAGTTCTAAAAGCTAGACGTAAAGGCTTCTCCTACAAAGCAGGAGCTATGCTAGCTAGAAACTATTTCCTAATGAGAAATAGTAAGAACTACGTATTTGCATCTCAAAAGGAATACCTCATCGGGGATGGACTGCTGAGTAAAGCATGGGACTTCTTATCCTTTGTAGATGATAACACAGCATGGACTCAACCTAGACTTAGAGATAGAGAAATGCATAAGCAGTCTGGGTATAAGAAGAATGTTAATGGGGCAGATGTAGAACTAGGTATGAAGTCTCAAATAATAGGGGTAAGTCTTAAAGACAACCCAGATAAAGTGAGAGGTAAAGCTGGGGATTTGATATTCTTTGAAGAGGCGGGTTCATTCTCAGGACTTTTAAAAGCCTGGGAAGTAGCAATGCCTACAATGAGACAAGGGTCTAAAACACTTGGGACTATGGTAGCATTTGGAACAGGTGGGGAAGAAGGGAGTGGATTTGATGGGATGGAGGAGTTATTCTATCACCCTGAATCGTATGACTGCCTAGCATTTGATAATGACTGGGATGCAGGAGCTATGGGGACTAAGTGTGGTTACTTTGTCCCTATCTATCAAAACCTAGATGGGTTTATTGATGATAATGGGAACTCTTTAGTAGAGAAAGCTAGAGAACATGAAGAGCAGCAAAGAGAGAAGAAGAAAGGAGCTAACGATCCAAAAGCCCTTGACCAATACATAGCTGAACACCCCTTCTCCCCACAAGAAGCAACACTACAAGTAACAGCCAACCTATTTGACGTTAACTCGTTAAAAGAGCAGTACGATAGAGTAAAGGCTAATGGACTTCAGTCAGAAGGGACAGCAGGGGTTATGTATTACGATAAGGATGGTAACCCTACATTCAGACCTTCACTTGATGTATCCCCAGTATTTAAATTCCCACACAGAAAGGGAGATAAAACTGAGGGAGCTGTAGTAATATATGAATCCCCATATAAAACTAAGGATGGGTTAGTACCACATAATCTATATGTAGTATGTCATGACCCATATGCACAATCTAAATCAACTTCAAACGAATCATTAGGAGCTGCATATGTTATTAAACGAACTAATAACCTAAGCAAACCTGATGATATAATAGTAGCTAGTTATGTCGGACGCCCACAAACGCAGGATGAATACAACAAAAATCTATTTATGCTTGCTGAATACTACAACGCGAAAATTGGGTTCGAAAACGACCGTGGTGAGCTTATTGCTTACGCCAAAAGATATCGCAAACTACATAAACTACAGGAAGAGTTTGAGATGTTAGACAAGAAAGAACTCAGAAGTCGTACAGTTAAAAGACAGTTTGGGATGCATATGACTGAGCA